AAAAACCTTGGTTTGGGAGAAGGGTCAGCTTTGCCGGTGGGCGTTCCCCTACCCTGGCCGTCAGCCACTCCACCGACAGGGTGGCTCAAATGCAACGGAGCAGCGTTCACGGCTTCCCAATATCCGAAACTGGCGCTTGCCTATCCAACCCTCAAACTGCCAGATCTTCGCGCTGAGTTTATCCGTGGCTGGGATGATGGCAGAGGGATAGATAGCGGAAGGGGGGTGCTGTCAGCTCAATTTGGATCCGGGATTGGGATGTTTGTTGGCGGTTATTCTGATGGAACAGCCTATATTGCAGTGAGTGATTTCGATAGCGTTGTCGACAATAGTCCATCATGGTCACATATTAGTGCCACCGGAATAATTTCTTCAATTACAGGGCAAAAATCATCATTTGGTGCTCGCCCACGTAACATTGCATTTAACTACATTGTGAGGGCTGCATAATGGTGATGGCAAAATTAAACAATGATCATATCGCCATTATGGCCGGTGATATTACTGTATTTAATTATGACGGTGAAACGCGCGAATATCTCTCCGAATCAGTGGAGACTTTGCCTGTTGGCGTGGGGATTCCCGCTAACTCATGCATTGACGCGCCGGGAAATAAAAAAGAAGGCTTTGTCATTTGCCGGACAGCCAATTTTACCGCGTGGGAATATGTTATGAATCATCGTGGTGAAACGGTGTATAATACTGAAACCGGCGAGCCCTTTACCATTACTTTGCCAGGTGATTACCCCGAAAAAACAACCACCCATGCTCCAGCCACACCATACGATAAATGGGATGGCAGCAAATGGGTTACAGATTTGAATGCCCGACATTTAGCAGATGTCGCCAGTGCTGAAACTGAAAAACAGTCCAGGATCGATAAAGCTAATGATTACATCAATAGTAAACAATGGCCCGGTAAAGCAGCTATTGGGCGTCTGAAGGTAGAAGAACTGGCACAGTATAATCTGTGGTTGGACTATCTTGATGCGCTGGAAGATACAAACTCTTCCAGCGCACCAGATATTAGCTGGCCTATACCTCCGGCTTCGGCGGAAGGTTAATCTCAGGCGCGGTACTGGTATCGACTTTAGTCAGTTTGTAACGGTACCGCTGCCACTCAGCAAGGCGCGGCATATCAGCGTCGTCAATATATCCCCCAGCCTGAGCATCTGCCAGGGGTGCAATGATTGCCGTCGCCTCCGCCAATAACACAGCTTTCATCTGTTCTGCTGCCATCACGTCCGCAGTGTGCCGCGCTGTCGTGTCCGTCACCCATTGGCTACCGTTCCACTTATCGTATGGTGTGGACGGGGCCTGCGTAGTGGTATTTTTCGGATACTCCCCCGGCATAGTGATGATAACTTTCTCACCTGTCGTTGTGCTGTATACCGTCTCGCCGCGATGGTCGACAATGTATTCCCAGCCTTTGCCATCCACAGTCCTGCAAACAGTAAAACCATCCTTGATTTTGCCCGGAGCATCAATGCACGAATTAGCAGGCAGGCCAACACCAACTGCCAGACATTCAACGGATGAAGACAGGTATTCCCGTGTCTCGCCATCGTAGTTGTAGACGGTGATTTCCCCGGCCACCACCGCGATCATGTTCTGATTTAATTTTGCCTTAGCCATTATGCAGCTCTCACAATATAGTTAAATACGACGTTGCGCGGCCGGGTTTCAGTTTTCATTGATGAAACATCATTGATGTTCTCCGCTCCATTTTTGCCGCCAGACATATAGGTGAATGTCCTACCTCCATTAGCCCAATAGTCACATCCGTATTGAGCTGCAGGAGAAAAAATAGTTTCATTTGCTATCACCTGCTCTACACCGGGAGGGATGGAAGTTGGAGAATTAACCGTCGTAGGAATCGCGTGATTGTGGGATATGACAGTATGCTCTTGGCTTGACAGTATTTCCCTTCCAGTATCAACTCCGCGCCCGTCATCCCAGCCACGGATAAACTCAGCGCGAAGATCTGGCAGTTTGAGGGCTGGATAGGCAAGCGCCAGTTTCGGATATTGGGAAGCCGTGAACGCTGCTCCGTTGCATTTGAGCCACCCCGTCGGTGGAGTTGCTGACGGCCACGGAACGGGGACGCCAACCGGCAGAGCTGATCCTTCTCCCAAACCAAGGTTTTTTAGAACCTCAGCGCTCAGCCCTGCAGCGGCAATTTCTTTTAACGCATTGGCGATTAATGGGTACTGTTTATGCGGATTATCAGCAGCAATATGCTTTTTCATCTGATCATCAGCGTAGCCCTTAACCTCGATAACTTTATCGTCAACGTACTGGCGCGTTGCCAGCACAACCGACGGATCAATTTTCAGGGAAATTGACGATGTGCTCGACACAATCAGAATCATGCGAATGGTTTGCGTGCGACCGCTGCCTTCCTGCAGCTGAGGCTTATATGTCTCCGGGCAGTTAGCCACGGCGATCAGAATGCCGTCTTCGTCATAGAGACCGATCTCTCGTATCCAGAAACCGCCCTCATTCTCGGGAATAATCTGTTCAGCGATGATCTGGCTGGTATTGTTTGGGTCAACAGCGAGCAGGTTCAGCGGTGCTATGCGTTTTTGGTTGACGAGCTTCGTCTGCGCCGGATCGGGGGTAGGCAACGTTCCGTTGGCGTCGCCTACCGCCATTTGCGTCAGGTTGAGTTGCGTACCAAGTGCCGTCGCGTTAGCTAGCCGCGCCGCGCCCTGATTCGTCAGTATGGCAAAATATTTTGCGGTCATGCGTTCACTCTCAGGTTATCAATCAAATGGATGGCCGAGGCCGGGTAAAAATCACCACCGACGATAATTTCCTCAGTGGTATAGGGGTAAACAGCCAGCGCATCGCCGTGATAGCATCCTGCGCCGACATAAAACGCCCCCGTTGAGCTCAGGCTGATAGCCAGCCCGGTCATGTGTCTACTTGCAGGTTTGGCATCCTCAATTAGCCGTTCAAGCTCCTGATACATTTCATCAGTGATGCCGTTATCAAGCACACCGACAACCAGACGGAATGTGCCAGGCTCCTCACCGAGCTGCCACCACTCGCGCACCTCAATCAAAAAGCCAAGCGGTTCCACCACGCGACGCAATGCGCTGATAGTTCCTTTGTGCTGATGGACGAAAAACGAGGACATAATGACGCTGCGTTTGGTGCTCTCCGGCCACGTCTCATCCCAACGATCTACCGACAGCGCCCATGCCAGGTAGGGAAGTAAATTCACCGGGCACGCGCTGGGGTTCCATAAGGTGCGTAGCGGTACCGGCACTCGTTCAATTTTCGAGAGCGCAGCGGCAGCGGCGACTTCCAGCGGTGAGGACCCAACGGGTAACAGCCTTTCACTCATCCGAACCCCCGATCGCTATCTGATACGAGGTACAGTTCGAGGCCTGCGACTTACTCAGTACAATGTCAGAGAGGGGAGTTTCCAGCTCAACGCGCTGCACGCCTTCAACGTGAAGTGCTGCATAGATGGCCGACAGACGGATATCGCGTCCAAGGCGATGCTGTGCGCTGATATAATTCTGCAGCTTCTGCTCCGCTGCTTGCCTGATGGGTTCAGACTCTGGTCCGGGATAAACGTAGAGCGTCGCGTTTATCTGGTAAGGCACAATTTCTGCCGACTGCACCGTTACACGATCGCCTACGGGGCGGACGGTTTCAGCATTAAGTGCTTTTTCAACAACCGCCAGTAGTTCAGGACGAGCGGTACCATCACCCTCACGGGATAACACCGAAATCGTCACGTATGCAGGCTGAGGGCTTTCAACCGAAACGTCAGCGACCCGTCCGTCAGCACTTCGACCATGATATTCATAGGCTCCCACCGGCCCCGCGACGCTCAACCCTTCAAATGCCTGCTGCGCACGCAGCCGCAGGTCGGCATCAGACTCCATGACGGCAGCCGTTGGCGGAATGGTAGTGTCATCGCCCGGGGTGATGGTCAGGCGTTCGGTATTATTGTTTGCCGCAATAACGTCCAGATCGTGACCAGAAGAATAGGCCAGCGTCACGGCCAGCGCAGCCTCATTAACCCGCTGGCGCCAGATGACTTCCCGGTAGGCGTTCTCCTGCAGCAGCTTCACAATCGGCTCGGATTCCAGCGTCAGCGTCCGTGCAATCGCTTCTCGCTCCTCTTCCGGATAGAGGGAGACAAAGGTGGCCTTTCGTTCTGCCAACAGCGTTTCATAATCCACCTCCTCCACGACATCAGGCGCGGCGAGCTGGCTCAGATCAACAATAGACATAGCGTTTAACTCAGTGAAATGGTAATAGAAAAGGATTGCCCGGAGGTCGGGCGCGTGCCGGTGATATCGACATACAACGTCCCGTCGTTCTCCGAACGCTCGAAAGTGATGGCCGTCAGGCTTATCCGCGGCTCCCATTTCTGGATGGCGGAATAACAGGCGGCCATGATTTGCAGACGCAGCGCCGGACTCTGAGGCCTGTCGATCATCGTCGCCAGCAGCGAGCCGTAATCCCGCCGCATGACCCGCGAGCCAATCGGCGTAACCAGAATGTCGCGCACGCTTTGCCGGATGTGTTCAGCCTCTGAAATGCTCAGCCCGGTCTGCCTGTTCATCCCCCTGTAACGCACCGTCATTGTGTCCCCTTAGTCCAGCTTCCGCCGCTTTGCACACTCCCGTGCGCGTGGTTATCCACCTGCACCCCGTTTGAGGTGAATTTACCGCCGGAATGCTCGATATTTCCGGCCATCACGCCGCCCTTCTGCACTTCAAGAGAGGCAGTAATTAACCTGTTGGTACACACCACTTCAGGCGTATCCAGCGTGATGCGTGACGTTGACGTCACCCTCACCTCCGGCACGGTGGCGGTCAGCGATTCAGAGGCGGTAATATCGGCCGTTTTAATACCTGCAACCGTCAGCGCCCCGCGCCCGGGTTCGTACTCGATGACCGCGCCGTCAGGGAACGAGACGTGGAATGCATCAGGTGACCCGGACGGCGCCGGATGGTCGTCAGAGAAAATGCCGGGCAGCACGAAGGCGGTATCAAGCTCGCCGCCGATGGCCAGCAGCAGCACCTGCTCTCCCTCGGAAGGAGCCCACCAGACGCGCGAACGTCCCGCACGGCAGGTTAGCCAGTTCAGCCAGGTGGTTTTCATCCCGCCGGTCTGGACACGACAAAGCCCTCTGTTGAGGTCAACATCGGTCACAACGCCGATACGAATCAGATTGCGGATCGCGCGAGCGATGCCGTTCATGGAAGTTAATGTATTCATGAGAAGAGAATGCCGTTCAGGAGGAACGGCAGCAACGAGACGGGGTTTTCTGCGGGATGATACAACAAGCGGTCCAG